GTTTGGTTGTTTGTTGAAGAAGTTCCCCTTCGAAAACGTTGAAGGGGGACTTACAGCACGTAAGGAATCTGCTTATGCCGCTATGCGGCAGGCAGAGAGTGATTGTAGTAGTTTCAATCGAAACGGCTACAAAAAGCTCTTTTTCTTGGACGGAAGTCCAAGACCTGAACTCCTTACGATGCGAAGCTTCGTTTCCCGCGTTCTGGGTGATTTCTCACTGGAACGTGTGATAGCGAAGACCAAGCACGGGCCTGGTGCGACTACCGGTACGTCATCTGGCAAAACGAGTATTTATTTTAAATACTCTAATTGGCCTTATCACGTTACGCGCGCCGCGTCAGGTTATGCGAAGACGTTAATCGAAACCGACGAACGTTGGTATGGTGCTTTAGAGCACTCTTACCGCGTGAAGTACAACATACCCATGTATTGTATCTTGAATAAAGATGTATTGTGGGATGATGTTTTTCACATCGTAGATCGCAATCGATTAACGACGGTGCCCAAGGATGCTCTTAAAGAGCGTCCTATCGCAATCGAGCCTACGCTGAATATGATGTTGCAGCTTGGCCTAGATCGTCATATCCGCAAGCGTCTTAAACGCTGGGGTATAACGCTCAATGACCAAGAGCGCAATCAGATTTTAGCGAGACTGGGATCAGTGGACACGGGATTGAATTCCCCGTGTACTATTGATCTGTCTAACGCTAGTGATACTGTATCACTACGTATAGCCCAGTTGCTACTCCCTCGGGAGTGGTTCGAATATGTAGCTGCCATCAGGTCCCCGAGAGGGGCCCATCCCGATGGGACTAGCGTGCATTTTAGCAAGCTAGCCAGCATGGGTAATGGTGCTACATTTGCGATTGAATCCTTAATATTTGCAGCTGTTTGTTATGCTGCAAGTATGAAGGTACTTGGTTATTATCATCGTGACTGCATCGCAGTCTATGGTGATGACATTATTGTGCCGCGAGGCATCTATAATGAAACCTTGTACCTGCTTCAGACCTGTGGGTTCTCTATAAACACGGAGAAAACCTTTTATAAATGTTCCGTGCGAGAATCCTGTGGTACTGACTGGATTCGTGGTGTCAACGTCC